TTCTTTTATCAAGGTAAGTTAAGCTAGTAGACTTGCATTTAGGGCAATAAGGAACGTGCTCTTTTTTTAGTTCCTTTATTCTATCTTTTTGATAATGCTTTTCCTGTTCCTTCATGCGTGCTTTTTCCGGATCTCTAAACGGATGCATTGCATCTAGCATTTCATTCTTTTTTCTCTCTATCTCTTCCATATCAGCGTTGTGTTTTTCTCTGATTTTAGCCATTTTCCTATTTGACTCAGCTTGTTTATCAGCCATCTTTTTCATAAAATCTTTGAATCCCATATAAAAATACCCCCTCTTTTCTAACACAATTATACTATATTTTTAGAAGTACTTGTATAGATTAACCAAAGGCTTTTGCAAACATTTCTTCTATTTCTTTAATTTGTGCTTCTTTTTCTTCATCTGTCATATTAGATACCTGTCTAGTTCTCCACTCATTTCTTATATTGCGTTGTTCTTGTGTGAAGTTCTTAAGAATATCCTTATCCTCTTCACTTCTTATAGAAACTATCTGTCCAAGTGGAGTTTTAGGCATTATTCCAGCAAGAAGAGTACAGAATTCAGACCAAGACATATCAGTTTCGTTTCTTAGTCTTATCCCATATTGAGCTGTAAAACTAGCTTCAATAAGTCCCCAATCATCATATATGTCATACCACTGTTCTACTTTTTTTTATTTTGTTCCTTAGCTTCCTTTTCTACTTCTTCAAGAGATGTACCACCTATTGCTGCCATAATAGTATTGATTATTGTAGTGTAGTTTGGAATAGTTAATTCAAGGCTTTCTATATAATCAAAAGCTTCATTTCCGAGAGCTATCTTAATAACCTGGTCCATTTTTTCAAAATTACCTACTTCCTTATCCTTATATAAGTCATCAATCTTAAGACCTACAGCTTTATGCGTGTTTATTTTAAAAGTGTGTTCTTCGTCAATTTTTACTTCCGGCTTGGAATTATCAAGCCTGTTTGATATATCATATAATCTTCCCATTTATATTTCTCCTCTCATTTAAGGTGCTGCTGGTGTATATGTTGGTTTACCATCACTCTGTAATTCAAGTTCTAGTCCAGATACATTTGTACTATCCCCTCCGAATGGTGTAGTTACATTAACAATACAATCAAATGTTAATTTTGCACCACTAGGAAATGTAATCGCAGCTTTACTAGAACAATCAAGTCCGCTCTTCCAAGCTAACTCTGCTACATAGTCATTCCCTGGATCTCCTACATTTCTTTTGCCATTAAGACCAATAGTAAATCCTTTTCCTGTCATTAATCGTCTTATCCAACCCTCTGTATCCATAGGAGTCCATTCTTCTATATTTCCATCAATAGATGGGGAGAAAGTTTCCATATCCTTTATTGTTTTCATATCTGTTTCAGAGCTAGTTCTTCCCAGCACACCAATTTGAAATTGTAAATTAAATACTGGATATACTCCACCTGTAAATGCCATATTCATTACCTACCTTTCATAAATTATATTCACTTCTATTACAAATTCAAAAATACCGTTATCATCTGTTCCTACGCCTATAGGCTCTGAGGTCCTCATATCAAACATAATTACTCTTTTGCCACCTACAACAGCACTTTGACCAAAGAGTACATTATATACTTCTTGTGCCTTTTGTTCTGCTGGAGTAGTATTCTTGCCCCAGTGTACTAGGATTGATATAGACTTTTTAGCATAGGTTGTATTATCTAATCCCCCTATAGCTATGTTAGGCTTTCCACCTTCTATAGAATAGATTCCGATACATTGTTCTACACTTCCATCTATTTTACCTACATACCAATTAGGGCAAGTTATTTTAGTTTTAAGCCAGTCTTTTATTTCACTGAGTAACATTATTTAACCAGCCCCTTACTTAACTGTTTAAAAAACTTCATATAGGTATCTTTTATAAATTCTTTCTTATCTCCACTGATATAGGCTTCCATCCACTTACCTTGTGCATTAACGTTCTTATCTTTCCTAAAATCATATTCAGGATGCCAATATAAACGTCTAGCATAAGGTGTGTCAAAAACTATAGCTACTACCATATCATGGAGCCTCGATGTATCTACAAAACCTGTGCTTTCAAGTCCTCCTGACATTCCTCTATCAGCTGGAACTACTGCTGAGGTATGAATGTCACTTAATACCGCCTCAGCCGTCATTTCTGTAGCTTGCTTTTTAGCCTGTTCTAATGTTTTTATAGCAGAATTATTAAGCTTTATTTTTATTTTAGCTTTCATTACATCAAATCCAATTCAGTAGAAAAGACTGTGCCATCAGGGTTCTTTGGTCTTGAAGCTTTAAATATATCTTTCTTAACCTCACCTATCTGTACACAGCCTTTTATTATTTTACCTGGATTAATATCACCAGGGACTATCACCTTACCTGAAAGTGTTACAAGACTTCTATCCTTATCCAGTGTCTGCCTTGTCTTTTCTTCATAGAAAGCTTTACCCTCAAACATTATAGTTTCATCTGGTCCACCATCTTCTCCTATCTCAGTATCAAAAATCTTAAGATCAGTATTCAATATCCACTTTGGAAATGGCAATTTACCACGCATATAACCACCTCATAATATCCTACAGGTTAATCCTGTTTGACTAAGATAATTTACTACAGAGTTTGGAGTTCTTACTCCGTTAGATTCTTTCCCAAAGCTTACATTAACACTTCCGGCACTATAACTATCTACAGGTAAATCTAAATAGTCACCATATTGATAATTGAACTCAGCTTGAATACATACAGCTTTCTTGATTTTATCCTGCTGAAATGTCGTAAGATTATCAAATCCTATACCTGTTATTCTGTTATAAGTTAGGGTATCTACATTGTCACTAGCAAGCTCTAATTTATTCTCCAGCTCATCATCAGGTACAATTACACCTTTATAGGTATTCTTATAATAATTTGAATCTACATAAGCCATAATTATTTACCCTCAGGGTCAGGAGTTGAATCTTTTATCTTTTTCAGAATATCATCTTTTTTAGTTAAGCCAGTAAGAGGTATTTCCTTTCCTTCTGCATAAGCTTTTAATTCATCTACCGTCATATCATCTACACTTTTTACATCATCTTTTATTTCTTCAACTTCATATTTATGATCTTTGAACCAATTAATTAGTTCTTTTCTGCCTGTTAAACCTACCCCATTACTAAAATTAACACCGGCAGATAAACCAGTGTATTGATTGTTTGGGGCTATTATCTTATACATATTATCCCTCCTATGCTACTTTTACCTTTCTCATTACTCCAGCTGCCTTTGTAGCTTTAAGTGCAACACCCGCAACCATTTCAACTTCACCTTTTTTAACTGCTCCAGCTGTAGTATAATCAGGTAACCATGTTCTTACTGGAGGTTGACTTACCATAGAAATACCATGGAAACCATCAAGTCCTAATCTTGCCGCATATAAGCTTGTATGCCCCTCGGAACCTGCAACAGATGATATAGGAACTATTGGATCATTGGTACCTGACTTAGCTCCAAGGTCAACCCATGGAATATTACCATAGCTTTCTACTTGAATGCCAAAATCATTTTTAGTAGTTTGGTACATTCCCGCTCTTCTTGCACATGCTCTAAGTTTAGCTATAAGCTTAGTGTTTCCAGCTATAAAACTCGGAGAACCATCAAGTCCCATCAAGAATTCATCTAATTGGTCTAAGAATAGTTTCCAATTAGTATCTACAGCAGCAGAACTTGAAAGGTCTATCGCTGTACCTGGATCATACTCAGTTGAACTTCCAGCAAGAGCCTTTTCTAATCCATCAAAAGCTTTTGCGTCTACTGCACTATCCCCATTAATAACAGTGTCATTAAACAGGGCTTGTGCGGCTTTAATCTTTTGTGCCATTTGTAAAGTAACCTCGTTGGTTATTCCGCCCATACCAGCTATAATTCTGTCTACCTCAAAGCTTCCACCAAATATCTTTAAGTCTGCAAAATATCTCTGTTTAGTAACAGTTTGTGGGCTGTATTCCTCATTTACTTCTCTGAAAGTCGCTGTAGGTTGAGTAAGTAATCTTGTATACGCATAAGTTAGAGTTGCACCTCCACCAGTAGGAGAAACTACATCATCAAAGGTTAAGTTGTCAAGTAAGAAGTTATTTTTTCTAAATTCATCAATGACCCCTATTTGTAAATCATCTTGTACGTTTTTACTTGCTTCTGCTAATGTTATAGGCATTATTTATCATCCTTTCTATTTTTGTGAATTTGCTGTATTTTGAAAATGTGAAGCTACAGCTTCAAATAAATTTGTTGGTTTTGAAGTTTCTGTTTTACTCTTACCATCAGCTCCAACATGAAATCCTGGTGCTGGGTTAGTATTTGTTGTATCTTCTTGCTTAAATATATAAGGCTTTGATTCCTTATAGGGTTTTATTGTATCTTCTAAACCTATTGGTTTATTCTCTTTGTCAAAATTGAACTTATCAAGTCCCCCATGTTGGTAAATTAAATAATCTGCATCAACTACACCTATTTTACCTAATTCATCCTTTAGAGCATATTCTTTAGAAAGCTCTATTCTAGCTTCTTCTTTCTTTTGGTTGTCAGCTTGTAAATCCTCAATTTGTTTTTTTAGAGCTTCATCATTACCAGTAGATTTCTTAAGATTATCAAGTTCAGTAGTATTCTCTGCTATGGTGGTTTTGAGATTTTTATTTTCCTCGCTAACAGTATCAAACTTTTGTTTTTCAACATAAGACTTCAACTCCTCCTGTGAAGCTTCTGCCGCCTTTTTAGCCTGTTCCTCTG